CTTTTCCTGGAGGGCCAGGTTCGCGTCGAGGTAGGCGTGGTCAGCTTTGAGCTGCTCGGCATGCAGCCCGATGACCTTCTTGTCGTCGGCGGTCAGCAGAGCGCCGTTGGCCGCCGAGCCGTGCTTGAGGGCGTCGTGGTGTAGCACCTTCAGGTGGTCGTCGAGCTTGTGCTGCTCACCCTTAATGGCCAGGGTCTCGAAAGTGGCGTTGGTCAGGTCGCCGAACTTCGCGGCCACGACCGGGTCGGTGAGCACGTCGTCCGGGTAATCCTTGGTCAGAGCGGCCGCCTGCACCTTGGCCGTATTGTCCGCGTGCTTCGTTTCGGCGCCGGACAGGCTGACCTTCGGCTCGGCGGCGATGTCGCCGAGCAGCTCCTTGGCCCGGTCGGCGATCTGGGCGGGCGACATGTTCTCGGGCTTGGGCGCGTTGGCCTGCTTCACCGCCGCGTGCAGCTTGTCGAGCAGCACTGCCTCGGCCTGCTTGGTGTCCGCCTTGAGGGCGTCCATCGTTGCCGTGTCGGTCTTGACCGGGTGGCCGACCAGGTGCTTCTGGTAGTGCTGAAGGGTGGCCCTCTCGATGGGGCTCAGCCCTTCCATGCCGCCGCCGTGCGGAGCGAGCGCCAGATTGATCTTGTTGAATGCCTTCGCCTTGGCGTTCCCCACCGACTGGGCGAAGGCCTGCTTCACCGCCACTGCGTGCAGGTCGTCGATGGCGGCCTTCACGCCTGGCTGGCCGAGGATCTTCGAGTCGTAGAGGTACGTCTTCAGATCGACGAACGCTTTTGCGTCGTCTGCTGCGTTCAGCGCATGAACGCCAAGGTCGGGATTGTCCGGATCCGTCACCACGCCCATGTGCTTGGCGGCGGTGAAGAGATGATTGACGGGCACCTTCTCGACCGCCGCCTTGGCCTGGGCCTGAGTGACCGAGTGGTCGTGCAGGTGCGTGGCGAAGCTGACGGGCTTCTCCGGCCCCTTGGGCGCCTCAGGCTTCTTGCTTTCGCCGTGGCCGAACTTCTCCAGGAGCGCCTTGGACGCGGCGATCTTCTTAGGGTCGAGGAACTTCGACTGTCCCTTGGTCAGCTCGGAGACGATCTTGTCCTGGTGCTCCTTGGGCAGGGCGTGGAACTCTTCGGCGCTCAGCGGCTGGTAGGCGGCCAGGTGATTCTTCGACCACGACGCGCCGGGGGCGTGGCCCTTGGCCATCGAGATGGCGTCCTCGACGTGCTTGGGTAGCGGCTTCGGCTTGCCGCCGGTCGTGACGGCCGTCTTCGGTGTGGCAATCTCAGACAGCTTGGTCGGAGTCTTGGGCGCCTCGGGCTTGACCGGGGACGAGGCCTTCGGACTCGGACCTTCGTGGGTCTCCTTGAGGCTGATCTTCTGGTAGACCTTGCCGGAAGGCGTGGTGATAGTGCCGGGCGTGCCGGACTTCAGCGGCTCCGGCTTGGCGAGCTTGTCGAGTAGTTCGGTGGCCTTCTTCTGCTGCGGCCCGAAGCCATCCTTCTGGATCTTGGCCAGCTCGCCCCGGATCGACGCCTTGTCGGCCTCGGACAGGCCCGCCCACTGCTCGGGCGTGATCGCGGCGGCCTTGTCGAGCTTGTACTGCGGGGTGACCTTCTCCTGGCCGATGACGAACGCGATGCCCTTGGATCCGAGCGTCGGCTTCTTGCCCTTCGGCCCCTTCTCGACCGGCCCCGCCTTCACGGCCTGACCGAGGCTCACCTTGCCCGGGTGGTTGTTGACGATCCCGGCGGCATCACTGACGGCCTTGCCCGCGGCGTGGGCCTCGCCGGTGGCGTTCTTCGCGGTCTGCCCGGCCTGCGGGTTCGGCTTCGCGACGATCGGCTGGAGGAGCTTGTGCGGGATCGGCTTGCCCTGCGCCTTCAGTGCCTCGATCTTCTTGACCCGAGCGTGGTTGGCCTTCTCAACCCGGGCGGCTTCGAGGGTGTGCCAGGCGCCGGGGGAGACCTCGTGCAGGGTGCCTTTCCAGCCCTTGCAGGGGCCCGGGTGCAGCGGGTTGAGGCAGGCGGTCAGCGAGCAGTCCTCGTGGGCGTCGTCGTCCTGGTAAAGGGCGGCGAGGACGTTTGCATAGACGGTCTGTGGGCTGCCGAGGACGGCGGGGATTCCGCCAGCCGAGGCGATCAGGGAGCAGACCTGGGCGACCGCGACCGCATCGATCTTGACTGTGTCGATGGTGGCGGTGAGGTGTACCGCGTTCTTCCCGACGGCCTTCTGGGTGATCTTGGCCAGCAGGTCTTTCAGCTCCATGCTGGCATCATACGGGATCGTTTTCGATCATGGAGGGCTCGGCCGGAAGCCGCCATCTCGGTGGTCCGGGCGCACGATACCTCCTACGCCCGGCCTGCCTGCTTCAGCGTCCTCGCCTCGGCGGCCTGGCGCTTCGCGGTGACCTGGGCCGCCTTCGCCTTGTGGTAGGCGGTGCGCTCCTTCGGCGTCATCTTCGCCACCCTGTTCCGCTCGGCGCGGCGGTCGAGGATGGCCTGCGCGCGCTTGCCGAGGGCGTCCTTCTGCCGCTGCGCCGTCTTGTCGAGAGTGTCCTGCTGCTTGGCGTCCTGGACACCGGTCGCCTTGGCTTTGGCGTTGGTGCTGGCGGCCTGCTTGAGGGTCTGCTGGTGCGGCTTGAGAGCCTTCTGGTATCCGGCTATGGCACGCTTGGCCATGGCGGCGAGTTTCGGGTTGGTGGCGTTCTGCGCGGCGACGGCCTGCGCCTGCTGGATGGCCTGGCTGAGGCCGTTCACGGCGGTCTGCGCCACCTGGACGGGGGTGGCCTTGGTGGCGTCCTGCTGGCCGGGCTCGCTGTCGCCGCGCTTCTGGCCCTTGCAGAGACCCGGCTTGTGGGTCTGCTGGCAGAAGGATCCGTCGGTGCATACGGCCTGCATGAGCGTGACGGAGGCGCCCAGATACTGCCGGTTGCCCATGTCCGTGGGCTCGTCTTTGATCTCCAGCAGCAGAACGCACCGGCAGTTGATGACTTCTTGTGGTGGTCCGTCCGGGTCGTGCGGGTACATCATCGGGAAGCCGCCGACGTCGAACGGGTGTGCGAACGGAACGGTCTGCCCGTCGGCTTCGACGTGGTCGGGGCGGGTGCGGGCATCCTCGGTCGCCAGCCAGCGTTTGACCCATTCGGTCTCGGGATCGTTGGCGACGATCATGGCGAAGGCGTCGTACAGCCCACCGTTGTAAGCGCCGACGACCTCGGTTCGTGCAACGGTGCGGGCGCGGCTCTTCCATTTCGGGATGCTGGCGTCGGCGAACAGCTGCTCGACCTGGGCGGTCACGTCGGGAATGCTCGCGCCGTTGACTGTTGCCGAGTCAATGATCTGGGAGACGAGGCCGAAGACCTCGTCCGGCACCGCCTGGAGCCGGTTCTCCCGGGCCGCGATCCAGTTCCGCACGAACGGCCGCGACTCGAACAGCGTCCCGTCGGCGAACAGATCCCTATACGGGGCGGCGAGCACCTCCCGCGCCACCTGCTCCGCGTACCTGGTGGTCAGCGCCGCCCACTTCGGCGTCTGAGAGAACACGGTCATCGGGTCGGGGACCAGGCCCAGCGTGGCGACGCCACCAGCGAACATGGCGCCCTTCACGGCGGCCAGCCACTCCAGCATCATCTCCAGGTAGGCCTCGTACAGGGGCGGTTCGTACTGGGCGAACACCTCCGCGGCGGCCTGCTTCTGCGCGGCCGCGCTAGGCAGGGTCGGCTGGGTCATGCTGCACACCTCCCCGGAGGTTCCGGATCGCCCAGATCAGGCCGTCGACCTCGTCCGCTGTCAGCTCGGTGCCCTCGCCGAGCTCCTGCTTCGCCTTGAGCTTGCCGAGGGCACCCGCGAAGCTGGCCGCCTTGTGCATCTGCTCGGGGGTCATCACTGCCACCGGGACAGGAGCATCAGGACCGCGCCGTCCATGATCAGGCAGAGGGCCAGGACGGCGGCCACGGCGAGGATTCCGCGTGCTCCCCAGCGGGGGTCTGTTACTAAGCGTGGTTGGGATCGGGTGTCGGCCCGGGAATCCGGGCACTTGTACCGGCCAGTAACGTCGTTTTGCCCGTTTCCCATCACGCTGCGTGTAACATTTCCCGGCACGTACGGCACGTGGCCCCTCATCGGCCCAGCCTCGGCTCGTCGCTACGGTCCTGCACGGACAGGTAGATCTCGTTCAGGTGCCACGGACTCGTCAGCCCCTTGCCGACCAGCTCCGCCACGTCGGTGTCGATGAAGAACCCGACCGGCAGATCCTTGGTGTCGTCCGGCTCGGCACCGAGCTGGAGGTACAGGTTCCGAGGGTTTTTGCGGCCAGCTCGCAGCATCATGGCGTCAGGTCCCCTCGGGTGACGTGCAGCGTCGACTTCAGCAGCTCCGGGTCGTGCACGACCCCTCGGGTCAGCAGCTCCGTGCAGTAGCCGCCCAGGAGCTCCTCCAGAGCGTCGGCATCCACGCCCAGCATCGGCGCCTGCTCCCTGACGTGCGTCCACGCACCGGCCAGCAGGGCGGGCACACGGGTACGGTCCGGAACAACCCGGGTGTGCAGCTCATGCTTCGGCACCGGGTACCGGGCGCGCTGCGGACCGGGTACCAGGCGCCCACCGGCCAGCTCCATGGCGCGACGCACAGCACTGTCGGCGGCGTAGAAGACCTGCGTGTCGAACAGGTCGGCGTTGATCGCCGCGGCGAGCTGGCTCAGGCTCTGCTTGCCGTTCGGCGTGCGGCCGCCTCCGGCCTCCGCCTGCGCAACGGTGGGGAACTGCGGCAGGCCGCGCGCCCCGGCGTCGGCCGGTTCCGTTCCGGCCGTGTCGTAGCCGGGATCGCCGGGCATCAGGTCGCCGGGCTGAGCCGGGGGTGCGGCGGGGGCGGGCATGGAGATCTTCGGCAGGCCGAGGATCTTCTGCACCTCAGGGTCGCCCGCGTAGGCGGGCTGTGCCAGGACCAGCGCCTTGACCAGGTTGTACTTCAGCTCCTTGTCGTCGGGGGCGTCGTCGTCGGTGAAGGACGCGTTGTCGCGGGCGGCCTTCGCCGAGATGAACTCCTTCTCGGCGAACTGGAGCGCCTGGTCGGAACGGTTGGGGCGGACGGTCAGGGCGGTGATGTCGAACCAGAGGGTCTTCTTCTCCGGGTTCGGGATGCCTGCGACCTTGAGGGCGGGCTGGTAGTAGCCGACGTTCAGGGCGTCGGCGAGCTGGATCAGCAGCGGCTCGATGTGGACCTTGATCGAGGATTCTTCGATCTGCCAGCTGGACCAGTGGTTCGATTTGCCCATGCCGGAGAGGACTTCGGGCGGGATGTCGAGGCCCATGCCGAGACGTTCGACGGCGTCCTTGCGCATCGTGGAGATGTGCTCGGAGATCGTCGAGTCGAGCGTCAGGTGTTTGATCTTGTCGAGGGCGTCGGTCGCCACCTGCAAGATGATCGGCACGATGGCGGCGGCGTTGTCGCGCTGCTGCATCGACGTGGCCATGGTGCGCTGCAACAGGTCGGCGAAGCCCTCGACGCCGGAACGCTGCGGCACCCCCGGGTTCTCCTGCGGCGGACGCGGAAAGTCGATGTTGTCCGGCAGCAGCAGGATCCCGGCGCCTGCCAGACGCGAGTCCAGCTCGGCGAACACGCGCTTCGTGCACTGCTCCATCTCGCGCAGCACCGGCAGGATGGCACGAACTGTGGAGTCGGCCGCGTCGTGGCGACGCGGGTGCGGATTCCACGCCCGGATCAGCAGATCCTTCTCCGCGTCGAGTTTGTAGTTGCCGCCGCCGTGGGTGATGGAGCGGCGCACCATGATGTCGTCGCCGCGCCGGTACACCTCACTGGAGGAGGCGACGTACCACTTGTCCTTGGCGGGCTGGCCGTCCTTGGCCTGCTGGTAGCCCTCGGCGACGATGAACACGTCCCCGGCGACCATCATGTTGATGCCCATCATCCGCTGGGCCTGGGCTTTCGCGGCGGGCGTGCCGAACATGGTCTCGGCTATCAGCTTCGCCTGAAGGTCGGAGGTCTCGTCGCCCACAGTGCCATCGTCGGCAACGTCGGCCGCGTACATGCGGCACCGGGAGATGGCGTTGCCGATCCAGTTGACGACGAAGCGCATCTCCCCGCAGATGTCGTAGTGCCGCCACGCCTCCCACTGCCAGCGATGGTCGCCGAGCTTGAACATCTGCCAAGAAGCGGCGTCGCCGAGGTTGATGGGCACAGCGGCGGCGGTGAGGGCGGCGGGGCGCGACCCGGGACCGTCGGGCCCTCCAGCGGGTACGACCTTGTTGCGGGTCAGCAACCCCACTCCGTCACCCCTTCACGCGTGCGAGCGCACCGGCCGCAGCCGAGAGGGCCAGCCAGAGGGCGGGCACGAACAGCCACCAGTGATGGCCGTAAGCGTAGATGATCGGGGCGGCGGGGATGGCCAGCCAGACGGACACGCACCAGGGGCACAGCAGCAGGTAGGCGAGCATGTTGTGCTTGCGCTCCTTGAGCGCTTCCACGACGGCTTCGCGGGGGCGTGCGGTGATCATGTCCATCGTGATGAGTACGACGAGGCGGGCGAACGCGAGCAGGTAGGTCGCGTACAGAACGGAAGAGCCGGGCATGGCCACCATCGTAGGTGGTCAGCCCGGCTCTCGTATGTGTGCGGTCAGACCACCGGCGGGTCAGCGCCTGGCCTGCTCGATGAACAGGACGCCGGAGTAGTTGACGCTCTGACCGGTGAAGACGGCCTGCTCGCCAACCCGGATGACCAGGCGCGCAACGCCGGACCTGGTCATCCGGGCAAGGGCGATGTGCTCGGCATTGGTGGTGCTGCTCAGGCGGGTCTTGTAGAGCTTGCGGCCGAGCCATGAGCGGCCGTCGCGGGTGATGTGCAGTTTCAGCATCAGGCACGCACCTGGCGGGCGACGCTGCGCAGGTGGCTGGCGGTCTCGTCCTCGGCGTGGAGCAGGACGATCACGCGGGACATCTGGGGGTGCTGGGCGCTGATGGCGTCGGCGACCGCGCGGGTCGCCTTGCGCCAGGTCTGCGCTTCGGTGGTGTCCCGGTGCTTGCCGCCCTGCCCGTTTGCGAAGATCTTCATGTCGTTCTCCCTCTCGATCTGTCTACGCACAGCATACACCCCGCTTGACTGAATCGTCAAGCGGGGTGCGGGAGATACCGGTCAGCGGATCAGAACAGGTCGTCCTGGGCGTGCTCCTCGTCCACCAGGTTCAGCCCCATGGCGTCCGGTCGGGTCGACATGACCGACCCGACCTCGTCGGGCTTGATACTGACGCTCTGGGCGCGGGTCAGCGCCCCGGTTACGGCCGCCTGCACAGCCTCGTCATCGTCGTCGGCGAACACCGGCACGGTCAGGACGGTAAGCCCGCTGACCGGAACCTGGACCGTCTTGTTGTGGAGAGTGGGCAGCGGCTCCAGACCCATCTGGTCGAGCGCCTGGACGGCGTACGAGTGCCCCCAGCCCTGCTCGGTGACGGCCTGCTTGAGCATCTGGCGGATGCCGGACTTCAGCCCCTCCAGGCCGGGCACGGAACCCGCGTACTCCGTCGGGTCCTGCGGCCCGCTGAAGAACGTCGGCGCGGCACCGGTCAGCTCGATGCCGTAGATGCCTCCGTAGCTGCCGGTGAACTTGCCTGCGGCGGCGACCTGCGCGACGTACTGGTTGAACTTCTCCAGGGCCTCGGCGCGCGACCCGGCGGTGACGGTGGTGCCGTAGTTGCCGGTGACGGGCACGTTGATCCTGTACTGGGCCTGTCCGGTGACGGGCTGCGCGCCGAGCCGGACCAGCCAGGCGTTAGCCCAGTCGCGGTCCACGTGGCCGTACTTCACCGCGCCGTAGGCGCGCACGGTGATCTGCTGGCGCAGGGCCTCTTCTTGCTGGGCCTCCTTGTACGCGTCAACACCGTCCTGCACCTCGGGGTTTTCCGCCTTCGCCCAGTTCTCGTCGTTCTCCATGTTTCTCCTCCTCAGTCTTTACCTGTCTACCTATAGCATACACCTTGGGCGCAATGGCGGCGAGGGCAGGATTCGAACCTGCGACCTACCCATACCCCATGGAGCGGCATTGGGATCGCTCTGCCTGGCTGAGCTACCTCGCCATGGAACCCTCTCGGGGAGGTTTGCGACCGGCCCGCCTTCAAGCCCGTGATCTCCGGCGGGACCTCCTCGCTCCGGCAGGTTCACCGTTCGACCGAGAGGGCCATAGCATCACTCCCGGGACTTTCGTCAGGGCGCCGGGCGTGCTGTGCGCTCCTGGTGGATTCGAACCACCTCGCCTCCCCTCATCGGGGGGGGCTTTGCCTGGCGACGGCGGGCCGTGCGGCCTGCGATAACCGTCGGAGCGGGTCATGACCAGTCGAAGCTCACCGGAACTCACCGGTCCACTCCCGCAGCATGGCTGCCATAGAGCCGCTCGCGATCAGGCGGGGCTCGCGCTCGTACTCCTCGGCGACCGCCACGGCGCGGCCACGCAGGTTCTCCACCTCCGCCAGCAGACCCCGGGCCAGATCGGCCAACGTCTCAGGATCAGCGTCGGTGAGCAAGGTGATGTGCCCGCGTACCTCGTCGGCGGAGCCGTACTGGACCCCCGGTCTCCCGCTCGGGTCGATGGTCAGCATCGTCAGCTCCCCTTCCCGACCGCGCGGGATGCCCGCTGGAAGATGGATTAGACATGATATCCACCCTTGCCGCCGCATGCGGTGCAGACCTTACGGACGGTCCTCACCTGCTGCCTGCCTTTGCCGTCGGTGTAGATCTCGGTGGTCGTGGTGGCTCCGCTGCCGCCGCATGCGGTGCACGGGACGAATCCGGGCCCTTTCTTGGCCATTCCGGGCTTCCCTCCTCCAAGGTTTTGTGGTAGGTCGCCGGGACACGAGACCGCGCCGTGGCCACGGGGGCCTCCCTCGGTGCATCCCGGCGACCCGCCGCCCTCCCT